ATGGTGGACTAGTTGCTTCCACTGTTGGAAGTTTTGAAGGAAGTGTGGGCCAAGGTGGACCATTAGTCCCGATTCCTGCTTATACTAATGATTACAATACTATCATGGGCGCACCTGCTTTAGATTCAGTCATTACTTGGGGTGCAATGGAGGGTATAACTGGCCCTAACTTGCATTGTTACCGTGTAGTAATTAACCGAACCCAAACATTCCCAGCACTTGCGAATACATTTGTGAATCAAGGGCTTGCTGGATTGACCCAACTTATCTTCCCACCAGTTAGTATTCGCTTCTTGTGTAAAGACCCTAACTACAATTAAGGTCAATACTTAACACGCTTAGCCAATGCTATGAACAACATTGCAGAGGATGGGCCAACTGCATGATGTATGAAGACTGGAAGGCAGAAAGGCAAGCCGCTATGGATGCCATGAGCCCAGGACAACTACAACTTGACCGCGCTTATCAACAAGCTAACCAAAGTGACGCTTTTTACTATGGATTAGAAAGCAAGATAAAAGAAAGACAACAGGCAAAGATACCCATTGCTGGAGCTGGTGCTGTTACTTTCTTTAGTGGACTCACTGATGTGTTAAGGTGGGGTAGTAAAGTAGTGCCTTTCTTAACGCCACTATACGTCTTGTCCAAGACAACCGAATATGTAGCTAGAGAAAAGTCCGGCCTTTAGATTGGTTCAGGTATCTTAGTAGGGTGTGATTCCCAACCGCACATATTACAGACCTTGGTAACCGCTATGACTTTGTCATATTCGCCGTAAGGATTTGTAATGCACATTCGAGACATTCCAAACGCCTTTACTGTGTGATATTTAGTAATACAAAGAAAGCCACACTTGAAACACTTCATTGTTGTTCACGCTCCAGGCGAACACATTTGGCACATTTGTAGAATTTGCTTCCCCTGGCACCACGCGAATGAGAATACCACACGAGCTCATAACAGACATTGCAGATTACTTGATTCATTCTCCTTCACTCCTGGCAACATGGCTAGGTCCCTGCATGCGATTACATCGTTCACAATATATTGCAGGTAAATATCCCATTGATATTTCATGTATTAATTGCATTTTAGGAAAATCGCAACACAATGAATTTATTCTAAAATAAATATCACTCATTCTTCCAACTCCTTTCTAACTAAATCTAATTGATTCAAGAACCATTGAGGTAAATCTTTTCTATATCTAAGTTCGGCTAAAATTTCTAATGTTTCCTCATCTGCTAATGTAAAACCTTGTTCACCATCGAGGCGAGAACGAATTGCCTCTTCAATAAATTTAGACCTCACATTGTTCTTTCTCCTGGATTCTAATTCACCCACCATTAGATAGGGTAAATACACCTTAATTTCTATTTTTTTGCGCATTTATGGTCGCCTCTTGGTTAGGGGAGGGAGCGCCCCCTTATTAATTGGTAGGATAAACGGTCAACCGCTCCGCTATTTTGCCCTAACCCACGGTCCACCCGTTCAAGATAAGGATTTAATTAAGTATATAGACTATCAAGTATCAAAAGTAAACTATGGCAAAGACAAACGAGTTTGAGATTTACATCAAACTGGCAACAACGAACACAGCAGCAAACACAGCACTCGACATGACAGATTATGTTGATGTGGCAGACAACGAAGCCTTCCAGGTAGACGAAGTAGATATTGTCCTGGACCCTACTTCTTCTCTTCCTGACACTGGCGAAGCAATCTTCCAACTAGCAGACTCTAACATCAGTGCGTTTGTATCTCATGCAGACAGAACTTCCCTTTACACACAGCGTCAACTCTTCCAAGGTGATGGAGCTGGTGAATACGGCTTTTGGCACATGGAGAGTTTCTCTAGTCTAACTCCACTTATTGTGAACAAGACTCTTTACTTACGCTCTGAAGGTAATCTTCAAACTGGAACATGGGCTTCAACAGATTTTACTCTTCGCTTGAAAGGTAAGATTGTACGCCCTACCGCTAAGGATTACATGGCACTTGTACTAACTCAGACTGGCAACGTCGCTTGAGGTGTTTCACTTGGTTAAAGTGGAAGGCACTCTCGAAGAGTTACGAGAGCTCTTTGTCGAAGGTGCTAAGAAAGAAGCACGCAAACAAGCAAAACAGGCTGGTGCTAAGGTTGTTAAGTCTGCTGTTAAGCGTTCTAAGAGTGCTTGGCAGAGGTTTATGGCTAACCCGAAAAAGCAAATCCGTTTCAAGACAGGTAAGCGTAAGGGCAGACTTGACCTTAAGCGAATGGCAACAGCCTATCGAAGAGAACAACGAAAGTCAAAGAGGTGAAGATGATGGCACGAATCCTTGACAAAGACACTCGATTAATCGATATTGATTTTGGACCAATCGACGTAACTACGTCTAGGCCAGCGTCGGCTTTTGAACCTACTACATTGTCTATTACAGGTAATGGAACTGGGCAATTGATTAATTCAATACCTGCCGGTGTAGCGAAGAGCGGCTCATTTATTCAATACTCTCGAATTGATTTAGATTACATGGTAAGAAATAACGAAATCGTAATTCCAGTGGACGCTTCTATTCAAAGAACTTCAGCGGTTCCTTTAGGTTCATCATCGAATGGAAACAACGCCGACTTAATTGAAGAATACATCTATATTTTTACTAGGCCACTCAATAATACCAATCTAAGTGAATCACTGACTGGATTATTTTATGATAGTCTAAGAGATATGGGACTTGACCGTTCGCAGGCTCTAACAAGTGCTATTGGAGTATCAGTAGCAGGGAACGCGGGTTGGCCTAATCAATCTCAATGTATCTATGCAGAGAAAAGAACCTATGCCTATAATGAAAACATAGGAGCCACTCAAGGAAATGGTGGACTAGTTGCTTCCACTGTTGGAAGTTTTGAAGGAAGTGTGGGCCAAGGTGGACCATTAGTCCCGATTCCT